GGATGATGTGCCGTTTTCCTGAATGAAAAACAGTTCACCCGGCGGCAACAGCGTACTTTTGAAACGGGATGTCAGGCCAAAATCCTTCACCATTTTGACGTTGCTCAAAATGGGTTCATCATCAGCCGTATTGATTGACAGCGACCAGTACCCGAAACGATCATTCCACAGCACACGCAAGATGTAGGGATTGCCGGAAAGTTCCACATTCAAGCGTTGGTCTGATGTTTCAGGACTCAATGGGATAATGGAAAAATCAGCCATTTTATCTCCTGAAAATTGCAGATATTGATTCTTTAGCGTCCTGCACAAATCCGGGAATATTATCTATAATCGCGTCTAAAGCCGCCTGTTCTTTCTGGCTGTTTTCCGGTATTGATTGCGCTTGTTTTTTTCCGTTTTCCTTGGTGGCTTCCGTCTTCCTTGCTGTTGATCCCTTCTCGCCGCCAGCCTTGGACGCTTTCGTCGGATTGATCCCGACAGGCACGTCCACGACCTGCGTTGCAACCTTGCGGATGTTCACGAATTCCGCGTTAAACTCTATCGCCTCACCCTGCGCCGCATTGCGGGGGATGACCACAGATGTCAGCACCATGTTATCATAATTACGATACTTGGTGTAAACCGTCATTGGCTCCCGCAACTTGATAAGCTGATACAGGAAGTCAAAGACGGGCTGCGTCCGTGTCTGTGTCGGGGTGACGTTAAAAAGCCCACTCAGATTGGCGCTGGTGTAAATCGGCGCATCTGTCACCACGCCGCTAATCCGCAGCTTGTCGGGCATCTCAATGACGTGATCCGTCACAGGCGCGCCGACCTCGACAGGATTCATCGTGGCATCAGCTTGCCATTCATGCGATTCGTCAAGAGTGGCATCAAGCTCGATATTGCCAAAGGCATTGCCGAACGACGTTTGAAACCGCTGCCCGCCAAAGAAAAGCCCGATCATCGTGCACCTGCCACATTTGTAATGTATTGCGACAAAGCATCACCGGAAATACTTGCGATGCTGCGCGCCTGCGCCTCAGGTGTTCCGGGCGGCACATCAACATTGATTGTGACATTCACATTGCTTTGCACTGGCCTTCCATTCGGCCCAACATCTATAAAACCTGAATACGGCCCAACATTAGGCTTAGGTGCAAGCATTCCTTTTTCAAAACCCATTTTTTGCAAAAGCGGCTCCACAATCCCTTTGATGCCACCTTCAATTTTTGCGCCAAAATCAGAGATTTGATCAAAAAAAGGCTTGTCGCTTGATAGCATTTTATAAACTTTATCAATCAATAAAGCCATAAGCAGAAGTCCTGCAAAAGCTCCTAAAAATCTTGCTCTTGCCAAAAGCAGCTGCCTATTCATTAAATCTAATTGCTTTACAAGATAAATTCCAATCATAATACCAGCAAGGCGAGCTGAATTTCCAAAGCCGCCCACTGCATCTTTAACGTATAAAACTGATCCTTGAATTTTATCAAAACCATTTACAATGCCAGCGGCAATCCGCGTGACCGCCATACTTTCGCGGTTCATGCGGTCAATCATGGCGGTGAATTCGTTCCGCACGATCTGCGTTGCGCCGCCAATGGTCAGCGGAATCGAAAGCATCTGCTTTCGGATTGCCGGTGCCATTTTCTGAAACGCCAGTGCCAAATCCTTGGCGACAAGCTCGCCATTGGCCGACATATCGTAAAGTGATCCAAGGGTGATCTTGGTGTTGCCCGTGACATCCTGAAGCGCCACAACCATCTTTTCTTTAAAGTCTGTTGACAGCCCTTCCATGAATGAGCGGAACTCGTCACCGTCCAGCTTGCCTTTCTGGAACGCCTGCGAAAGCTGAAGCGTGACGGATGCGGCTTCTTCCGTAGTTGCGCCGTTAATTGCCAGTGCCTGTGAAATGGCATCTGTGACGGTCAAGACTTCTTCTTGTGTTTTAAGATAGTCTTTTGTTGCCCCGGCAAGCCGCACATACAAAGTGCCGTACGCATTCAAAGACGTTCTAGCAAAGTTCGCACGTTCGACCAATTCATCAAACGCCGCGCCAGCGTCTCCAATGGTTTGCGGCACAAGCGCAAGCCGCGCCCGCAGGCTTTGAGCGGCATCGGCAACACGGGCAAGAGAAGCGGCTGAGGCAAAAGAAAGGTAAGCCTGAAGCATCAGGCCAATGTTTGAACGTGCCTCCAGTGCCGCACTGGATATTTCGTTGGTTTTTTTCTTGAGATTATCGGCAGCTTCCTGCCCGCGCCGCAATGCGCCTGAATCAACAGTAAATCCTAGTTTTGTAATAAGCTCGCGGATGATCATTTCAGAGACTCATGGTATTCTGCTTCGATATCCGCCTGCATATCAAGGAGAGCATTCAGCGTGTGCAAATCCTCAATGGTTGCGGTTCCGTCCTTTACATCCCGCAGCGTCACCTTGCCAGCAAGGATAGGCCGCCAAATCCATAAATCCGCCTCGACCGAATCCGCCAGATCACCAGCGTTTACTGTTCGGCTGTCTTTCCTCCGACGAGACCGCCAAAGCGGCTCGCCAGAGATTTTATAAAAGGGCCAAATTGGTGCTTTGCGACAAGGAAAATCAGCTCATAAAAATCGAACAGATTCTCAGTGGTGAAGCAAAGATCAACATCAGTGCCGCTTTTGATTTGCCGCTTGTTTTCCACGCTATACACACGGGATTCAGCGAACAGCGGAAACACAATATCGTCAATGATCTTTTCATCCAGATGCTCGGCCAGCAGCATTGCCGCTTCCTTCACATCCACATCGCCGATAGAACCCTTTTGCGACACAAGCGCTCCCAGGACAGGCACAAGCACCTTCTGAAGTCTCAAAAAAAGCTTGTTTGCGGCGAAGGCGTTCATGCGTACACAGGTATACTCACGATTGCCGACGATAAAGGTTTCCGTTGTCATCAGTTGCCCCCGTGGAACATACGCAGGTCAGCAGCGGTAAACACCCACACGCGCTCGGAAACTTCCTTGCCAAGTGTCAGCTCTGGAATGGTCTTGATCCAGCATTGCGTAGCGGCAGCCAGTGAACGCCCGGAAAGATCCACAACGGTGATCGGGATAACGGCCTGTCCGCCATTTGCCAGATCGTCAATGTTGACCAGAGCGGACAACAGATCGTTTGCGCCGCTGGTTTGCAGCAACCGAAACTCAAACTCGCCCATGCGGTTTGAATTGCGAGCGCGTGCCACACCACCGTCAGTGCCGACGCGGGTTGTGTAATAGTCCTCGCTGGCGCGTGCAATAACAGCATCGCCATCAGAAAACGCCGTCACGATAACGGGGCCAACCGTCACCACGACTTGCGAGGGATCATAAGAACCGGAAAGGGTTGCAGCCATGATAATTCAGCTCCTAGAGTTCATAAGCGAGAGCGCCAGTGATCTCGACCACATGGATCGCACCAGCAAGGCGGGCGGTGAATGACAGATCAAGAATCCGGCTGGCTTTGACCTCTGCCGAAACGGCAGACGCGCGGGGATAGGTGATGACAAAGCCCGGAACCGTTGCGCCTGTGGCATCAAGTTCATCCGGGGCAATGCCGCCGACGTTCTGGCCTTCTTGCAGCGAACGGCGCAGGTTGTTGACGCACAGCGCAATCCCCTGATCCGTATAAGGCACTTTGTCACGGTTAATCAGCATCTGCACCATCGATACCTGAATAGTGTCCTTGAGCCAATCCCGGAACCGGATCACATCAATCCATTCACCGCCAGCGGTCTTGCCGGGGTTGGTGAGAGCAATGCTTTCCTGATAATACTCAAACGTGTTGCCGCCCTTGTTGAAGATCGTCTGGCGGTTCGTGGCGGTGATCTTCGGCACCGTAATGCTCGACAGCCCTTTGAGTGCCCACGTTTCAGAACCCGGCTGGATCGTAAACACCCGCGCCGCCCAAGCTGCATCCGGGTATTCCGTAGCGGCATTGGGATGATACAGGACAGCAGTGCGGAAATAGTTGGTTGCCTTAAGCTGGCTGATAAGGTCAGTGGAAACACCGACGTTCAAAACATCAGCTTCATCAGTGGCCGTGATGAAAAGCTTTTCGTTGGCTTCCACCCATTCGGCAGCGTCAAGCTGCGTCTGCTTCACCCGCTCGGCCATTACAAGGCCGTACCATTCCGGATCTTCATCCAGAATGGCGTTCAAGTCATCTTCAACCGCAGTGCCAGCGGCAAGCGGGGAGATTGTGCCCCATTGCAGATTGGTCAGAAGTTCGATGGATGAAATGTTCGTGCCAATCCACGCCAGCTCAAGCGTGTTGCCGACCACGGTTGCCGTGATGATTTCATCCGTGTCAGCAGCCACAGCGGCAGCAAGGCCCGCCACAATCTCAGCGGCAGTGGGTGTGCCGTCAGCGGTGAAGCTGTAGGTTTCATTGCCAACCTTGAATGAATACACACCAAGGGCAATCAGGCTTGACGGCTGGATCACGCCTTTCAGAACGGCGCGGCGGCCAACCTTGACCTTTGTCGGGCGCGGCGTTTGCGAGAACGCATCAGACAGCGCCGTTTTGATATATGGCGGAAGATCATCCTCGGCAGCAGCGGCATAGCTGGTATAAACGCGCACCCGCTCAGGGAACGTCATCAGCGGCGCAACGATGATGGGGATACCAAACTCGCCACGGGTTACGCCGGTGGTTTGCAGGGCAATCTGTACGGAAACGATATCGTCAAGGGTGGCCATGTTTAATCCTCTGTCTGCGTGACGTTAACCGTTTCAATGATTCCCACGCGGTCTTCAAGGAATACACCGAAACGAATGAATAAGTCAATTAATCCGCGTGGTTCTATTGATTGATCGTCCATCACGAACGGAATGTTTTGCACTGGCCCGATATTGTAACAGGATATGTTTTGCGCTGCCCACGCATCGCGCACTGTCTGCTTTGCCATGTCATCCCGCACGCCAGCGACAACAATCTGCGCATCGCCGCCAATGCGTTGCAGATTTACCGTTGCCTCACGCACGCCCCGGATTGTCAGATCACCATCATTATCCACGCCGTTGCTGTATTCATCCATGCCAAGAGAGGACTGTACATCAAGGCGCAAAACCCAATACGGCAAAGCAGGACGCGGCGCGTTCTGATCGGCAAAGATCAGGGTTTCCGCACCGACGCGGGCCTTCAGCAACGTGTAGAGCTTTGATTTCAACGTGTTCATTTCTGCTTAGGTAATTTCATGGCCCATGAAGAGCCTTTCTTGCGGCCTTCCGAAATGTTAATAGCGGCAACCTGCGCTGCGGCTTTCTCGCGTGCGCCCGCGCCTGTATAGCACACGGCATTTGCAGCGCCTTCAGCTTTAAAGCCCTTCACGCCTTTTGTGGTGCATTCAAGAATCTTTGACGGCATGAAATTAACTCCACGTTGGCAATTGGATTTCAGCGTACCATCCAATGACTTTTACAGAACCAGCACCATCAATGCGCATTCTGATTTCTGTTGGATTGTTTTTAATATCGTTTGAGCCGATATAAAACCCGGTAAATGCAGCAACACGATGTTCTGCGGCGTTCTTGAAATACGAATGAGATATGATCGGCAATTCAAAAGCTGATGCGCTGCCGATACCCAGAGACAAAACCAAATCCGCAGTTAAATTGTTTGCGGCGGTCGTCAGATACAAATGCGCACGCAGCCGAACAGTGGAATTGACGGGCAGATCGGTAAAATCAAACTGATCCGTCGCTGGATTCCAGATTGATGTTACACCAGCGGGCAGCCTGCTTATTTTGGTAAATGGCCCAAGGGTATCATTGGTAAGCTTGCGCCACACGTTCGCAGTCAGTGACAGCGGCGTGATTAACGTCTCTGCATCGGCATAATCCACATATCCGAACGCCGTTTGCAGCGACTCGATTTCATTCTTCGCGGCAAGGAAATTAGTCCGCACCCCGGCAGTTGTCGGATTGCCGAACGGTGGAACAGCGGCATTGATGTTACTGCTCATTATGGCCTCGCAAGCGTTCCGTTTGTCCAAGCGGTATCATTGGTGAACTTAAATACCCGCTTGGCCGTATATTTGTAATGGTTTATCACGCCGGACTGATGCGGCGCGATGTCGTTCAATTCGTAACCGTAACCGCCAAATACAAGAATGTCAGGCTGCATCCCTTCAGCGTCTGCCGTGACTGTCAGAAGGGTACTGGTGTAAACCTTCACCACGTCTTTTAGATGCCGTCCGACGGGCATCGGCATCATGTCCTGCCCTTCCTTGACAGGCTGCACCGATGCAAGCACCGTTGAGACGGTTCTTGTGCCGCGCACCCATACCCCATTGGTATAAGTGCCAGCGGTTTCACGGAGTAGCTTGTAGGATTGCCGGAAGCTCATTTTGTGCGAAGCTCCCATGTGACGGCATTCGTCATTGCGCCAGTGTCAACAAGCGTTTTAGTGCTGCCCTTGCGTGCTACGGTGGCAGGCGACAACGGCGGCGGGATGTTCGGCCCGGTAATCGTTGCCTGCACGCGAGAAGCCTGCTTTGCCCCGATACGGTTCAATTCCTTATGCACCGTGCTTGACCCGTCTGTAATGCGCCCCATGCCTGCATCAATGTCACGCTTGATGCCTTCCTTGTTGGAATCCACCGATATGGCCATAAACGGACGGGCGGGGATTTTAGACGTACCAAACTCGTTATAGGTGGCATATTCCGCAACGGATTCGCCTTCGCCATTGCGGGAACCCTCAAAGATTCCGACAGCAACCTCCATTGTGCGGGCTTTTTCCATTTCCCGCACAAAACGCTTCCATCCACGGTCGATGTCCCTAACCGCCATCAGGCACTCGCGTCATGATTCCAAGGCCATAACAGGCCCGTGTGAGGTCATTAAATTGCAAGCCGTATGGCGATTGCGTCAGCCATGAATCAGCGCCTTTGATCTCGCCGTATTCACGCTCAAGATCGCCTTCTTTTTCCCGCTTGATAGCGCCAAGCCCGCCACCAGAACCGCTCGCCTGATTCGTCGTCACCCACAACAGATGCGCCGCATAAAGCGCATTTGCCATGTTTGCACGTTCGGCATCAAGGCAGGCGGTGTTGGTGGTGTTTTGTGCGACAGTCAGCCACGTTGCAAACGTGTTATCAGGCACGCAACTAAACTCAGGAGCCAGCAAACGGAAATATTCAAGAGGCGTCATCTTCGCTCACTTTTGCCGGGCGGCCACGCTTGGGCTGTTCCGGTTTTTCCTCGACGATCTCCACCAGCTCGGCGGCGTTAAAAGCACCACGCCAGAGGTCAGCCACATCAGCCGTCTGTCCGGGGGCAATCAGCACATCGCCAAGCCAATGCGGGCGTGCAGAAATGTTTTTCAGCAGCATATTATCCTCAAGAAGAAAGGCCCCGGCGAACCGGGGCCGTTACCTTAGATGCCGTCAGCAAAGGCAAATGCCAGCGGATACTCGATGATAACGCCAGCAAAGCGGCTTTCCATCGGAACCACAAACTCAAGTCCTTGTTGCTGCGGGGTGTATTGCCGCATCATCATGGGGATCTCAAGCTGCCAGTTGTCGATGCTGTTTTCCAGCGCATACATCCGATCAGCCCCGGCTGCACCCGCGCCGTCCAGCTCGACAACCTGCCGGAACGTCACACCGGGGAAGTTCCGTTGCAGGAACTCCAGAATGGTGACATCGCTGGCCGTGCTGTTTTGCGTGGTGGCAATCAGCGCATACTGTTCAATCGGCATCCACACTTCCGTGGCGCGGTGAACGCCCTTGGATTGCGTGATGATTTTGTTGATCAGGCTGTTGACATCGCGGACGATTTTGTCAGCGGTTTTGCTGGCAAAGGTCTTGCTGGAACCCGTACCATCAGCCAGAAGGGTCACTTCCGGGATGTTGGTGTTGTTCAGCATACCCGGCAGGCCGTGATCAGCATCGCCAGAGAACGCCAGTGCGTTGATCCGCTCCTGATGGGCGCGGGCAGCGGCTGCGGCTTTACGGGCATTCAGGTTCGTGCCAGCAAACAGAGCCGAGCGAACTTCCTGCACGTT